ATCTACTAAGCTATCTTTAAATGATACAAGTTCTGCTTCTGCTCTATCTCTTGCTGATTGTTTGCTTTTTATCCGTTTATCAAGAATTTTATATTCATATTTCCCATAAGTAGCTTGACTTGGCATATCATTCATCTTCGTGATAACCGGAAGATAAGGGTCACCTGTATATTTAACATCATTTGTTGCTGCTGGTTTTGTACCATCTGGAAACTTTATTGTTTTTTCATTGAAATTATATAGACAATCATAATCTCCAGCTGCATCTATTCCATCAATTCCAACCGTCTTAACAACATATCCTACTCCAGCATCTACCCAAACCTGAATACTTTTTAGTTTATAAGAAGTTTTGAAACCATTTAATTCTCCATCTGCTTCTTGTATATCGGTATAAGAACTTCCTAAATAATCAGTTCCTCTTACATAAATAACATTTTTTATTTGAGTATCGTCTTCAATTATCTCTAATGAATTATAAAAGTAATTTTTTGAATTATCTGAAATATTAAAAGGTGCTACTTCATCTCCTTTAGCAAAGAAATGAATATCTCTATCATAATCAATATACCAATGATAGTTTGTTAATTCTGCTAATCTTCTTATACATTCATCGCCTCTTGCATAATCAAATCTAATATCATCTATTAAATTTGCACAACTAACATTATTATCTGTAATAGAATCGTCTGTAAAATAATTGGCTACTAAACTAGCAATAATTTGATTAACTGTTTGACTTGCAAAAGTATCTGGAACTAACATTCTTGAAAGATATCTAGTATAATCAATACAATTAACATAATATCTTTGCATTTTTCCGCTTGATACTGTATCGCGAATTTTAACTATAACACCTGCAAAAATCTTTGACCCCTCAAACATAATAACAACTTCGTGAGTTAAAGAAGGTTTATATGTTTTCGTTGTTCCATATTTTTTAACAACAAAGGAACAAGTAGTCGGTTTATCGTCAAGATAATCTTTGATTCTTAAAGTAGTCCAGTCTATATAACAGGAACGGTCTATTGAATTTATAGTTATAATTGGGTTAGCCATATTATATACGATTACCTAATTTCAATTCATTAATTATCATATCTCCTATTTTTACAGCAGCTTCATCGTCTGACATAAATGTATTACCAGTTATTGTGATATTAAAACCTCCAAGTCCTTTATTTAAAGGAATTACTGCTTCTGGACCAGATTCGCCTATCATTGCTAATGTTGGTTTATGGACTATTCCGCCTTCTGCCATTGGAGGTGGAATATAAGGACTATAATTCATTCCCGGAATATAAGGAGACATTGATGGCTGTATTAAACTTCGAGTTAAAGAATTCTGCTTTGTTACAAAAGCACTATATGCACTATTGTCCGCTATTAAAGAATTACCATAAGCATCAGTCTTTGCTTCTATTGCTGCAATAGCTGTATCTTTTGTTTTTTCAATTTCTCCTCTTTTTGCTATACCTTCTTCAACCGTTGCTTTAATTTTTTCTTCAACTGCACTTAATTCAGCTTGTAATTCGTTCCAAGTATCTGATATTTTTAGATTATGTTCTTTATATAATCTTTGCAATTCATTTAAACTATTTGTATTTCTTTGGTCTTCAACTGCAGCAATTAATTCATTTTCATGTAAATGATATGTATCTAAAATTGATTGCTCTTCTTCTTTTTGAGATTTTAATCCTGTTACTTCTTTATTGTATCTTTCTTCCAAATCTCTTAACTGTTGATTGTTGCCATCCGCTGCTGTTTGTGCTTTATCTTTTTCGTATTGAATTGCCAATTCTGTTAATTCCTTTTGTATATCTCCTATATTTTCTTCAGCTTCAACTACTCTTTGTGCTGCTTCTTCTTGAAACTGTTGTTGTTCTTCAAGGTTACTTTTAGCTGCACCAGCATAAAGCTTATCAATTTCTTTTATATATCCTTCAATGGCTTTAGCTGCTTTTTCTATTTCTTCGGTACTAGCTTTTGCTCCTTCGCCTAAATTATCCATTCCATTTGCTAATTCTTCTACTACTTTTTTTGCATCCTTATAAGACCCCATAGCACTTCTATATGCTTCTCCGTTTTTCTGAATTTGGTCTGTTGCTCCCATCAATTCTCCACTGAGGCTATTTAAAGCTTCTATTGCCTTTCCAGTTTGAGCAATTCCTCCTCCAATATCAACTCCTAATCCCTTTAGTGCATCTGCAGCATGAACGCTTTCGCTAACACTACCATATAAAACAGTATTCAATAAACTGATTTGAGTATTTAACTTCGCAGTATTTTCCTTAGCAAGTTTATATTGAATTGCCTGACGAAGCGTTGCTGCAGTATCTTCATCTTTAGCTTCTACTGCTTTTCCAAGTTCATTTATAAGATATCCATGTTCATTAGTTAATTCTTCTATTCGGTAGCCATATTCATTAACTGCATCTTTTGATGCTCTTCCAAATGCTTTATTTATAAAACTAACCAAACCCTTTAATGTTTTATTTAATATAGGAAGAACAATGGTTGCTAATTCCATCAAAAGTTCGTTCATTTGATTCTGAGCAACTACAAGTTTGTTCTTCGTTGTATCTGCTTGTTTTCTAAATGCCTCTTCAAGAAGATTGGTTTTCCATCCCATATCTGAAAGAGTATCGTCATAAGCATTAGAAGCAGCATCTATCATAAGTAATGCGGCCTGACCTGCCCTTACATTGCCAAATAGATTTTTAAATGCTATTGCGTCTCTATCAACACTATCATATAGCGCTAGAAGAGTTGCTTTTAATCCATCCGATTTAATTTTTAATTGTACATTTTCTATTCCAATATCTTCAAATGCTTTAGATAATTCTGTGCCACTTCTTGTTAATTCATCAAATAAAGACTTTAAAGCAATTTGACTCATTCTTGCATCAGCCGTTACTGTTGATAATGCTGCAGTTGCAGCCATCATTTCTTCTAATGTTACACCTGCTGCTTTTGCCATAGGAGCTAATTTACCAAAAGCACCCGTTAATTCTCCAACAGTTGTAATACCCGTTTTAACGGTCATAAATAGAAGATTTGCTATCTTGTCTGCGCTATATCCAGCACTTCCAAAATTATTCATAGCAATCGACATTATATTTGTCGCTTCTTCTACTGTTCCTAATCCCGCTACTGCCAATTTTGCTGAGGTTTCAAGAACTTCAAGTGCTTTTGATGTATCTGTTATACCTGCTGATACTATTTTATATGCTGCGGCTCCAAGTTCATCGGCACTTTTTGGTATCGTTCTTGTCATTTTGAGGATACTATCCCCAAACCTATCCATATCAAAACGAGAAGTATCTACTAAAGTAGAAACATCAGACATTCGTTGTTCAAATTTTATTAGATTTTTAACAGCTAAAACTCCTACAGTTGTTGCAAGAGCTAATGCAACTTTAGCAGACTTTGCTAAACTGCCTTGAAACTTACTAAATACTCCAGAAGCTCTATCTTCTGCTGTTATTATCGCTTTGATTTGCGGGTTAGCCATTGTTGATATTTTCCATCTATATTACGTTTAATGCGAATCAACTCTAAAAACCAAGTGGGTTGATTCATGTAAGTGTAATAATCCCAACCTTTCATGTATTGACATATTTCAATTATATCCATTCTCCAATCTAGCTTTCCTTTTCCTCTTGCGAGGAGTTCTTCGTACTGAATCTTTATTCCTTCTCTGTCTTTTTGACTAAAAAAGATGAATCGTTGATAATTTCTGCCATTTCATTAAGGACAAAATCGTAATCTTTGCCATGCATATCTAATACAGCGTCACTAACATTATCTGTTTTTCCATTAACGCTTACTATTGATACTCTAATACCAATCATCTCAAATCCTTCTTTGGGATTATTTGTAAATTCCCGCTTTTCTCTGCCCGTAAGAAACGACTTAAGTATAACTTCATGTTTATTAATTGGAGTTATAATTTTTTTTGTTTCCCTATTTTTATTTTCCATAATTTTCTATCTGCGGGATGGAAAGTGTTACCTCTCCACCCCAGCTTAACAATTTTAACTAATTATATGTTTCAATAACTTAGATGCGTATTTATGATTTCTGCTCTCGCAATCTTATCTCCTGCCTTTTTACGAGCAATAAATCCGATTGTTTGTTTTCCTAATTCCGTAAAGTCAATAGTTTCTTCCCAATCTATAAAGTACACTAAGGGAAGGTCAATTCTGATTCTTGGATGAGTGGCTGCCCCAATTGTTGTTGAAGTATCTTCAATCTCTATTCTTAATGCTTTGCTATCGTTATCTAATACATAATCTCTATAAGTGGTGTCTTCAAGATTTAATTCAATACTACCATTTACTTCAAAATCAAGATTATTAATATCATCCATACTTCCGCCTCCACAAAATGTATAATCACCTTGTGCTTTCTTGTTGAAGTTAATAGATATATTCTTTACACATAATGGAGTAGCTGCGTCTAATGCGGCTCTTGTAGCTGCTATCTTAACATTCGCCATTCTTGGAACAAATACTGTTTCTGCGTCATAGTTTGGATTGGTGGTACTTGCTTCTTCCTGACTTGCTATGAAATTAATATCCGCTGAAAGATGTTCATCTGCTCCAATATCTACATTTAGTCCAAAAGTATTAACCATTCCGAAAGTAAATGACCGTTGAAATGCACCATCTTTCTTAAATAATGTAAGACTTGGATGTTGAACGGTTTGTAGAACAGTGAACGAATGTGTTTGAACTCCAGCTTCAGGACTATCAGTGTCTGTACCACAAGTTCCGAATAATGCGTAAAACAGTAATCCAAGACTATCAACTCCTAATTGAACCGAAACATCTCCAGATACATATTCTCTTAGAATGCTTATCTTACCTGCTGGTTCAATGCTTCCTGTTGGAGATTCGTCTATTGCTTTATCAACTTTTTGACTTAAAGCATAAGACTTTAACGGAACCCAGAAATCGGCATCCGCTTCTGCTGTTCCTCTTCCTGTTGTTACTTCTCTTGCTATTCCGAAATTTAATGTTCTGCCTAAAAATTTTGCCATTTTTTTAATTTAATTTAACAATTAACTAAGAAACCTCGACTAAAGTTTCTTACGATATATCATGAGTTACCATAACTCTTACTTGAATATCTGCGACTAAAATTTCTTTACTTGGAACTCGTCCCCACCTCGTAACGGTAGGATAAACACCAATCATTGTATAATCTGCTGGTAAGCTTATTCCTGTAAGAAATTCATTACCGTCAAATAAATCCATAACATCGTCAGCTATTTCATAAAGAGCATCTAATGCTTCTTCTACCCCGCTTTTTGGTATCTCATAATATAAACTAATTACAAATATGTAATTTCTTTTATTATCTATCGTAGTATCATAACTTGCGTCAAATTGGTCTGCTGGATAAATAGTGGCAGCAGGAAATCCTGTAAAATCTAAATTCGGATAACCATAAACATCTTGAATTTCATCTATGGTTCGTAATTGCTCTATAAGTTTATCCTTTAAAACGCGATAAGTCGTATTTGCCATAATTTTAATATTTGATTATTTGATTTAATGTATTCTTAATTGCTTTTTCAAAAAACCCATCTATTTCTCTTAATGACCGTTCAACTCCTATCTTTAAGAATTGTCTTTCTTTACCTGGTTTTTTAGGAGGCATTGATAATGGCCATCTACTTGTGCCTAATTGGATATACACGGAATATTTTGTGGTTGCTCCAATTTCACCTCTTAATGGACTAAACTTCTTACTTGCACCAATACTTTCAACAGTAGCTCTAGTATCCCAAGGAGTAATAGGAACAGTTTCTCTTTCAATCTGAAATATAGACTTTTCAATAGCAGATTGCGTATTTCTTGCTGCAACCTTTGGATATTTAGCAAAAGATTTCTTTAGCTGTTCTAGTCCTTGTATTTTTACATTTATGTTCATATTTTTAGACTACTCAATCTGTCCATATTTTCATTATCACTTCTAGGTGCTGAACGGCTTGTCCATAATCGTGTTTTTCAATTGCAACTATATCAAAAATTCTGCCATCGCTATCCGTTACTTTATCTCCGGCCTGAACATCGGAACTTACATCGCACCAAGCTTTATGAGTAGCGCCATAAACACCATAAATAGCCATATCATCTTCTTGGACTATTTTCTGTATATGGACATCTATTGTTCCTGTTGAAGTAAAGTTTTTCTTATGACCAGAAACAGTCGATAATCGTCTTATTATTATGCTTTTATTGAAAAAATGTGATATTGCCATTATTTTCTACCTAAATTAGAGGTTCTATACCTATTTAATATATCTGTTATATCCTGACTACTTTCTTTTAATTCTCCATAAGTAACTGCATAATCTCCAATCTTTTCAGATTTTAATGTTACTTCTCCGCTCTTTCCAACTTCTATTATTCCCGCAACTAATTTTGTTGAAACAAGCTTAATATCAGCAGGAGCAGTTGAGCTTTTACCCCAAGTTCCTGTAATTTTTATTCTATGAGAACCTCTTGGAAATTCTGCTTGGTCTCCTTCGGGATTAAGAACAATCTTATGTTTACAGGTTTCGTTATAAGGATATAAGAAGAAATCATCACTCTCGGTTAAGGTATCGTCTAAATCAACTCCATTAGAGTCAAGAAATTGAAGGCTTGTAACCGTTAAAAGGTCATCTAAGATAAGTTCATTACTTCCATTCCCATCAAAATAACGAGTTTCTGTTGAACTTTCAAAGCTGGTATTACAATAGTTATCAATATAAGCATCTGCCGCACTAATCATTTCATCAATCCAAGTATCAAAAGATGTATCAATATTGACTAATAAATAATTTTGTATAAAACTTTTCGAAGTGTACATAGGTTTTTTTTACAATTTAGAAACATTTTTCCAAGGAAGAGAAAGCGGGCACAAACTCTTCCCTAGAGAGATATATCTAAACACAAT